TGATTTTCTTATTGATAATAAATTTTTCTCGATATTGCGTTTTTGCTGTTCTTTATAATGTTCAGGATTATCTAGCCTTTTCTGTTTTCTAAATTCCGATTTACATTTTTTACATTCATAAGATAGACCTCCTGCTTGTGTTCTATCTTTATGAAATTCTTTTTCGCGCTTATTTACTTTACATCTATAACATGTTTTCATAAAAGTACCCTCCATTTTATTGGAGGGTACAATAACGGGTCAATTTATGTCAATTCTCAAATTTATATGCTGTCCAATTAATCACGTCCGCATTAGCTCCTGCTGGCGATGCCGCACCACCTCCTAGGAACAAATAGGGTGTGAATTGACCGGTTCTAAATGGTTGATGCAAAAAGTCGTAGCCGGTCTGAACTAATGTAACCGGATTAAACGATGTTTTTGCGCCGGCGGGTGCCAAAGTTGCAAATAATGGAGCTGTTGGGCTTAACGTAGATAATGGGAATGCAAATGCACTTAGTGCACTTGTGTCAATATCTGTTGTCAAGTTATATGCGCCAATGTTTGAGGTAGCAACGACAGCATTAACCGCAGTGATTGTGCCGGTTAACCCATCTACTCCAACCATGCCAAATGATGCTGGCACGCTTAGGCGTATTTTCATCCCAACAACATAAGTAAAGCTTGGATCAATTGAAGTTGACACAACCGCTTGCGTTGCTTGGGAAATATTGGTCACAAATAGGAATTCGGGATCTACAGCTGCAACATTAGAAACACGTCTTGTAAAACCTGCTGTGCCTGGTGTTGCAAAACCGTTACTTGCTGTTGCGGGTAGTCCAAGGAGTGTATACCCTGCCCCGGACACTGACGAGATCTGAAAATCCATACTGGAAATGTTTAACATTCCAGTCGTTGTATAAAATCTAAGGATATCACCATTCGAATAAGTATTCGTTTGAGTTACGACAGCTGGGTTTGCTGCTGTAATGTTAGTGATAGCATTAGCATTTTGCGCTTCGATAAATGGAACAGATGTTACATATGTAAAACCGTCTGATGCTGTAGATGTAGAAAAGTTATCAATCTGGATTACACTTGATGCCGCTTTTCTCCATCTTAGACCGTCATTTCTTGCAGATGCGCCGACACCAAATTTTGGGCCGAACCATTCTCCACCAACGCAAACTGTGCCTGTAAGTGCAAGCTGTGTTACATTCCAAGTTCTAAAATAATCAGCAGAACTTGGTAAAGGTATTTTAACTCCGACACCTGTGGAAGTGAAGGAATCACCTGTAATAATAGTAAAAGGCATATTTCACTCCTTATGAAGGTGTAAGGGTTGTTGCATTCAAACCGGAAATCCAGTTTTGGTTTGTAATCGCTCTTGCGATTGCAAATTTAGCATATAGCTGGCTGTTTTGGGCGACAGAGGAAACCACCCAAGGAGGACGATAGCCAATGACAGCTGTATATTGGTTTTGTTCGATTTTTGCAGCAGCTTCAAGGCCATACATTGGGATTGTATAGATTGTTCTGCCAAGTGTTGAAATACCTGGAGTCTTTGCGCCTTTTGAAGAAACAAAGAATCTGAATCTGGAAATCGAGCAATACTCTTCTGGACGAAGACCTTCTTGCGATGGGTAGTTTGCTTTTAGCAAAACGCCTTGGACTTTTTGAAGATCGTTTGTTAAATTTGTGCTTGCAAGTGCAATAAAAGCATCACGTGTTGGCCCTGTCGAAAACTTATTTTGAGCATCGATGCTGACTAACATTGTACGCGCATCGTTATTTAGCAGGATCGTCTCAATGTTGTTAACATCATTTAAACTGATGTTTGAAGGTTGATCCCCGTTTGTGCCGCCAGTACAATTAATATAGGAAACAGAAGATGCGAAAAGATCGCGCATTAACAGATCTTCTTTTTCCCTAAGCCACTGACCGAGGAGAGCTGTAAATTTTGTTAAAGTCTTGCTATTTTCATATAACACGACCTGCTCGTTCGTGACGATCGACTTAGCATAGATTTCCATTGTTGCGTCGATATCAGTACGGACAGGCACTTCAGAGGCGGGATCGATACCCGAACCATCTAATTGGCCGCCATCTGTTGATAGACGCTCAAAACGCGACATACGCGTTGTTTTGCCGATATATGCTTCAGCATGGTGTAGGTCAACCCCAAAGCTATGAATAAGGTTGAACATTGGTGTAGACAATAGGTCTTCAGATGCCTGGACGGGCAATTCTGGAGCCATATTGTTGATGTTGGTAATTCCAGTAGGAAATGACATTTGTTACCTCGTAAAGAACAGGTTAAATAGTTCCTAGTGGCGAGCTAGTAAATATCTGCCTGAACTGGCGAGGTTCAAATTCAGCCTTGGACTAGCGAAGTCCGTTGGATCAGCTAATTTGATTTATACCTGATTCAAAGAATAAATAGGTATATTTTAAAATTACTTTTTCTCTCTCCATTTTGAGATCATGGAATGAAGGTCTTCTTCGGGTCTTCCATATGGTAATATTTTAAACTTTTTCCCATGTCGAGTGTTCCATCTTAACATGTATTTTTCATAGGAGATTAGCTCGTAATCTTTACCAAATGCCCAAGTCATAAAGCCTGAAATATCTTTTTCGTTCTCCAAAAGGTATTCGATCATGCTTCTTATGGTTGCCATTAGCTAAGACCTTTAAGGGTTCTCTGCATTCTTTGCCAATTTGCTTCCTTTTTGGATTCATCCAATCTTGCAGAAGGCATAGCATTCGCACCATGTGTAATGCCGGAGCTTGAAATTGATCCTGGTTTATTGAGATTCTTTTCGAGCTTAGCTTGGTCTTGGCGCGTATCTGTATTGGGGACTAATTTACGCATTACTTTATATACGCTTTCCCATTTCTCATATGAATCTGGAAGCATTCCCAATGGTCTTGCGATTTCGGGATGGTGATAATCGAGATAATCAAGATTTTCAGAGCTGCACACTTTATCGAAATCGGGGAAAGTGCGTCTTAACCTTTGCGGAGCTTCCTGTTGCTCGCGTATCCGTCTTTCTTCTTCGTATTTCGCTTCCCGCAGTTTTAGCGCTTCTTCAACTTTGCGGTTTATACGCTGCTCTTCTGTCTCTTCTGTCTCTTGGTAATTATAGTCATTGCTTGGGCGATTGCTTGTTTGTTTGTTAACGGCAGCTTCTAAAGCTGCTTGCAAAGCCGATGCCCTTGCCGCTTCTTCTTCAGCGCGTTTTTTCGATTCTTCTGCCGATTTTCGTTCCGCCTCACGCTGCTCCCTGAATCTCTTCCAGTTGTCTTTATTCTCTTCAGATTTGATTTCGGGCATGGATTCTTTTGCGACAGTCTGCTCAACTTGCTGTGTTTGCACTTGTTCTATTTTCTCAGGTGTCTTATTTTCTACTTGTGGTTGCATTGGAGGCTCCTAATGGTTGAAGCTAAATTACCTAAGTCAGTTATAAAGAAAATTAACAAAAAATTGACCGACAGTCTACAAAATTATAGAAAAATGATGGCCTGCATGGTTGGGGATCTTCCAATAAGCGCTTTATGCCTTCCAAAAGCCACAGAAACAATCCTAATTAAGCAGGGGTTCTTGCGCGTCTATGACCTTTTTGACTGTGATCTTACTGAAATCAAAGGGATCGGAGACGCGAGAGGGCGGGACTTGGCAACCCGCCTTGATGAGTTCATCTCTATGCGCTAATAAATATTCAGATTCAGAAAGCATCTTTATACCATGCTCATGGCGAATATATTCCCAAAATGTGCCTTTAAAAAAAGCTACAGACCATGCCTGCATTGTCTCATAACGCTTATGGACGATCACATTCGTTCCTGCAAGCTCTGCCATTACCATTGCTGGCGGCAGCACCCATAATCTTTTTATGCGATCAGTATCTTTATTGTATAAGAAAACAGCCTGATTTGGCCGTGGACTTGGAAGATACAGCCATCCGTAATATTTGAAACGTTTGGCATTGGCTATTAGTGGATCGGACGCAATCACGCGAACGATGCAATATTCTTTTTCATCGAATATCGGATTATGAATCTCGATACATTGGCGGATTTCATCAATGACATCATCGGTCATTGCATAACCGACTTCTAACGCATCGTATTTGGTAGTATCAGATGCCGCTTTCTTAGAAAGTTCGCCTGCCGTCAGATTCAATGATCGCATTCGTTGATCTTTTGATGTGGCTGTGCCCTATCTTTTCCTGGACGTGGAAGGAATGCTCCTGCTGGATCATCGCCAAAACCTTCGGCGGTAGCTGGCACTTTAACTTGCCAATGCTGATCCGATGGCATTCCCTTCTTATAATTTACGCCAAGGTCGCGCGCTTCTTTTGATTTTCCCATATCACCTCTAAAATGGGGTGTAGACCACCCCTAAAATTAATATTTCATTTTATGCTTTTTAGCATAGCTGGCAAGAGCATTTACAGATGATTTCAAATGTTCTGGATTAGACATCTCGCCTTCGGTATATTTACCATCGGCTGTCATGGTGTCGCCAGGTTTTTTGGTATGATGCCCTTCGTTAAATTGTGCCATAGCATTCATTTTGCCATGTGCGTCTTTACTGTGTGCCATATTATCTCCTTAGCCTTGCGCGGCTGTTTGAACTTCTTTATTTGAATTCTCTGTATTCTGACCTTTAATTGCCATAGCTATCTCATAAGAACGATGAATCATTTCCAAATCCATTGACTCTAATTCCAGCATAGATTTAACCAGATCATATTCGGTTTGTGCTTTCTTGTGATCGGCGCTTGCTTCCAAGTCATCGACTTTAGCAAATGTCTCTTGAACGCGTGCCATATCAAGCTGGGCTTTTGCCATTGAAGCTGCGATCTTACTTTGATCTACTTGAGCTTGCTGTTGTGATTGTGCTTGCTGTGATTGAGCTTGCGCCTGTTGCTGCTCTTCCATATCTGCAATGACTTCGCGTTTATTTGTAATAAATGCTGCACGTAGGATGGATTTGTCCGCGATTGCCACTCCAATTTCTTTGAAATGGAGGAGTTGCTGCAATTCTGTTTGTCTTTGGGTAGTGCTATAATTACCTTCTTCGACAGCAATGGAATATTTTTGGGAATGGGATGTGAAAAATCGTGGGTCAGCTTCATGTCCCAAAATGTTACGAATCTTACCTTTACTGAAGTTTTTTCGAATTGCTTGCAGACGGATTTTTCCATAAAGACGTTGAGTGTAATCGAGCTTGTCAAATATCGTTTGTAAAGTCGTAAGTCCAGCACCTTGTCGGAGCATAGAAAGAATCCCTGATTTGTCATCAGTTGCTGCACCAAGTAATTCTTCATTAACACCTGATATTTTTGTTATGTCTTCGGAGAGACTCGCGCTTAGCTCCAATAAACTTTGAGGTATAGCAGCAGGCTCTATTCTTTGCACTTCATTAGGCAAATGACCAGCTTTTAAAGGAACGAGAAAGCCTTGTCCAGATTGCCTGAATGCCTTGATATCCGTCACTGCATCAATAGGAAATATCCATCCAGAATTGATCTGGGACTGTAATATTTCTAACTCTATCACTTTACGCATATTATAGAGGAATTGTGGGTCTCGTAAGTTACGTATAACACCCATGCAACGCCAAGCATAATTGGTGACATCAGGCTCATAATAACACATGGATGGCACACAAGGGTATTCGTCAATACCAAGAAGATTAGCACCGTTATAAACTTCTTTATCCCCTAAAGCGATTGATAACCGGACAGTTGGAACCTGTATCTTTTTCACCTGTAACCAGGGCTGCTGCGAAAGCACCTGCTCCATCATATCTGTACGGTCGTCATCTTCTTGCTCCCATTCGGTAGCTTCGCCCGAAATAGGATCGATAATCATTGTGGCTTCGCGTGTAGTCCGATAG